GATGCCTCAGCCATCGAGGAGTTTAAGGCTCGGTTGATGGCTTCGCCTAAATCCCGCAAGGTGTTAGACTCCATCCTTGATGCCGCGTTAGACGATGAGCACAAGAATCAAGCAGCGGCGTGGAAACTTTTGGTTGACCGTATGTTACCCATGTCCTACTTCGAGAAAGATAGGGATAACGGCGGAAGACCCTCTGTTAACATCACCATTAGCGGTGTTGGCGAGTCAGTCACGATTGACGAAAACACCTTTACCGACGTGGAAGAAATATGATACCAGTTATTACCTCATTACTCTCCCTAGGTGGCACATGGCTAGAGGGGAAGCAGAAGCAAACAGAGGCAACCCTTGAGGCTAAGTTAGTCGAAATTAAAGCCGACTCCGACATCAAGGTTGCCAAAGCCACTGCACTCACCAAGATGGCTGAGGCAGGGCAAACTCAAAACTACGACCTCGACCGCCTAGCGATGGAGCAGATGACTAAGAGTTGGAAGGATGAGTTTATCCTTATCATCTTCTTGGCTCCTATGATTATGTCATTCATTCCCGGTATGGAGCAACATGCTTTAGCTGGGTTTAATGTTATCGCCCAGATGCCTGAATGGTATCGCTATATCATTATCGGTATGGTAGTGGTTATTTATGGACTCCGGGGTCTCCTCGAAAAAGTACTAGAAAAGAAATTTAAATGAAACTAAGCAAGAACTTTAGCCTCCAAGAGTTAACTAAAAGTGATACGGCAATTCGCAAGAGCATCGACAACACACCAAACAATGAGGTGTTAAGCAACTTGACCACCCTATGCGACATGGTGCTACAGAAGGTTAGGAACTCACATGGGGCAGTTACCGTCACCAGTGGCTACCGTTCCCCTGAGTTAAACAGGGCGATTGGTGGGAGTACCACAAGCGACCACTGTAAGGGTTGTGCGGCTGACTTCGAGGTTCCGGGTTTGGACAACAAGCAGTTAGCCAAGTGGATTATTGACAACCTTACTTTCAAACAACTCATCCTAGAGTTTTACGAAGATGGTCAGCCGAACTCGGGTTGGGTTCACTGTTCATTCGAAGAGGGTGAGAATAACAACCAAGTGCTCCGCGCTGTCAAGGAAGGTAAAAAGACCGTTTACCTAACAGGCATTGAGTGATCTAAAGATTGAGCTATTACCGTGGCAAAAAACGGTATGGGCTGACGAGACTCGTTTCCATGTGGTAGCGGCTGGTCGGCGTACAGGTAAGAGTCGTTTGGCGGCTTACCGCTTAATAGTTGAAGCGCTGCAAAGCGAGAGAGGTCATGTATTCTATGTTGCTCCTACGCAAGGTCAAGCTCGTGACATCATGTGGCAAGTCCTGCTTGAGGTTGGTCACTCTGTCATTACAGGTAGCCATATTAACAACTTGCAGATTAAGCTTATCAATGGGGCAACTATTAGTCTCAAAGGTGCTGATCGGCCTGAAACGATGCGGGGTGTTTCGCTAAAGTTTCTGGTACTCGATGAGTATGCAGATATGAAGCCAGCGGTGTGGGAGCAAATCCTTCGACCTGCACTGGCTGACTTGAAGGGTAGAGCGATGTTCATTGGTACGCCGATGGGTCGTAACCACTTCTATGATTTATACCAATACGGTTTAAAAGGAACCGATGACACCTTCCAGTCTTTCCACTTTACTTCGTTCGACAACCCGCTACTTGACCCTAAAGAGATTGAGGCAGCTAAGAAAAGCATGTCCTCATTTGCATTCCGGCAGGAGTTTATGGCATCTTTCGAGGCCGCAGGTGGAGAGTTATTCAAAGAAGAGTGGGTGAAGTTTGACGAGGAGGAGCCTGATGAGGGTGACTTCTACATCGCGGTTGACTTGGCTGGCTTTGAGGCTGAGGGGTCTGTCGGTGTTAAGAACTCTCGCCTTGACAACACTGCTATGGCTATTGTTAAAGCCAACGAGAAGGGTTGGTGGGTTGCAGAGATTGTCTACGGTAGGTGGGATGTCAAGGAAACAGCCAAGAAGATATTCGATGCTGTCGCCAAGTACGAGCCTGTAGCTGTCGGCATTGAGAAGGGGATCGCTAAACAGGCGGTTATGCCCTACATGACCGACATTATGAAGAGAACCCAGACATTCTTCAGGGTTGACGAGCTAACACACGGAAATAAGAAGAAAACAGACCGTGTTGTATGGGCGCTGCAAGGGCGCTTTGAGAATGGTTACGTTACCCTCAACAAAGGTGACTGGAACAACGAGTTCCTAGACCAACTATTTCAGTTTCCAAACAAACTAGTACACGATGACTTGCCTGACGCACTGTCTTACATCGAGCAACTTGCAAAAGTAGCCTATGTTTTTGACTTTGAAGAGGAAGAGTACGAGTACCTAGACACAATTTCAGGATATTAACATGGATGACGATAAGAAATACAGCGACCAGAAGGTTGAAAGTTGGGTTATCGATAAGGTAGACCAATGGCGCGACCACTATAGCGCTAACTACGAGCAAAAGTTTGACGAGTACTACCGTCTTTGGCGTGGTATCTGGTCAGCAGAGGACAAAACCCGCGACTCAGAGCGCTCACGTCTCATTTCTCCAGCTTTACAACAAGCCGTGGAGTCATCTGTCGCTGAGGTGGAGGAAGCTACCTTCGGTCGTGGTAAGTGGTTTGACATTCGTGATGACCGCAACGACCAAAACAAAGAAGACATCGCCTATTTGCGCGAACAACTGTCTGAGGACTTCCAATTTACCAAGACGCGCAAGGCTGTAGCCGAGTGTATCCTTAACGCCGCTGTCTACGGTACTGCCGTAGCCGAATTGGTGTTAGAGGAAGTTAAGGAAATGAAGCCAGCCACCCAGCCTATCATGGATGGGGCGATGCAAGCGATTGGTGTTAACATTGAAGACCGTGTGGTTGTCAAGTTACGCCCAATCCTGCCACAGAACTTCCTGATTGACCCTGTTGCCACCTCTATTGAGGATGCCTTGGGTGTTGCGATTGACGAGTTTGTTCCTAAACACCAAGTAGAGATTGGAATCCAAAATGGTATCTATCGCGATGTTGATCTTGAGTCTGCCGATACTGATTCAGACATTGAAGCTGACAAAGAGCTTACCTCTTTTGACGAAGATAAGGTTAGACTAACCAAATACTACGGTTTAATCCCACGAAACCTCTATAACGCTGCAATTATGGAGGACGATGAGGATGATGAGTTGTCCAAAGAAGTCAAACCTGAAAAAGAGGATGACGAAGAGGACGAAGGCTACGTTGAGGTGATTGTTGTTATCGCCAACGGTGGTCAACTGCTCAAGATTGAAGAGAACCCCTACATGATGCAGGATCGCCCTGTTGTGGCTTTCCCTTGGGACGTAGTGCCCTCTCGCTTCTGGGGTCGTGGTATCTGTGAGAAGGGCTATAACAGCCAGAAGGCTTTAGATGCTGAGCTTCGTGCCCGTATCGATGCCCTAGCCCTCACTGTCCACCCTATGATGGCTATGGATGCCTCTCGTATGCCTCGTGGGGCTAAGCTGGAGATTCGTCCCGGCAAGACAATCCTCACTAACGGTAACCCTGCTGAAATCCTCCAGCCATTTAAGTTTGGTAACCTAGATCAGGTGACCTTCGCTCAGGCGGGTGAGTTGCAAAAGATGGTTCAGATGGCTACCGGCGCTATTGACGCTGCTGGCATCCCCGGAACAATCAATGGTGACGCTGCTGCTGGTGCTGTATCCATGTCGATGGGTGCAATTATCAAGCGCCACAAGCGTACCCTGATTAACTTCCAAGAGTCTTTCCTAATCCCTATGATTGAGAAGACAGCGTGGCGTTACATGCAGTTTGACCCTGAGCACTACCCTGTCAGCGATTATAAGTTTGTACCTTCGTCATCTCTGGGTGTTATCGCTCGTGAGTATGAGGTTACACAACTTGTACAACTGTTGCAGACGTTGGGTCAAGATAGTCCAATGTACCCAATGCTGGTTACAGCGGTTGTGGACAACATGGGTCTGTCTAACCGTGAAGAGATTATTGCTCAAATGGCTGAGGTGTCTAAGCCTAACCCGCAAGAGCAGCAACAGCAACAGCAACAGATGCAAATGCAGATGGAATTGGCTCAGGCGCAACTTCAACTGGTGCAAGCTCAAGGTATGGAAGCGCAAGCTCGTGCCCAGAAGTATATGGTCGAAGCTCAATTGGAGCCAGAGGTTGTTAAGGCTAAGATGGCTGCGGCTATCTCTACCAACTTACAAGCTGGTGACGCTGATGACGCTGAGTTCCAGAAACGAGCAAAGATTGCTGATTTAATGCTCAAGGAAAAAGATATTAACAGTAATGAGCGTATTGCAATGATGCAAATGCGAAATAAGCAATAAATCACTTGACAAATTTATAAAAGTGTGGTATAATTGCAACATCTCTCCTAACAAAGAAAGGAAAAAGAGATGGATCAAGAATTACAGAAATATTATGAAACGTTACTAGACTTGTTTGCCTCAACTGGCTGGAAGCAATATGTAGAAGACATCTCCGACAATATGGAGCTACTTCAGGATATTACTACCATCCCAGATGAGAAGCAATTCTGGTTTCGCAGAGGACAAATAGAAGCGGTACAGCGAGTTCTCTCTTACGAGTCAGCGATTAAAAACAGCTACGAGGACTTTGAGAGGGAAGTAAATGCCTAAACGTATCTACGAGTTTATCTGCGGAGATGACCATCTCACAGAAGCTTACATTGATTCGGAACTCCGAACAACCAATTGTAAGGTGTGTGGTCAACCTGCTATTCGTATCGTTAGCAAGCCTATGGTCAAACTTGAGGGCGTGACCGGAGATTTTCCCGGAGCAGCAATGCAGTGGGAACGGAAGCGAAACGAGAAGATGGCGCAGGAAAGAAAGAGTGCCGCTGA